CAATATCAATAGATGAAAGCGAACCAATAACTTTAGGCATGTCATCTTGTATACCATCAGCTGATAATGCAACTACTTCACCTCTTTTAAACTCTCCTCTTACGTTAGAAAGATAAACTACATGAACTTTAACTTGGTTAATTAACTTAGTTACAATTGTTTCTACGAATGCTCTTGCGCCTGTTGTTGCTCCAATAATCTCTTGTTTATCCATACCAACAAGTTTAGATAGGCTAGGTGCATACACTTCAATATATTTTGGCTTCTCGTATTTTGCATTGGATGGTCTTAATACATCATCTGCTGGATATGCTACTGATGCTTTGTCTGCATAAAGGATCTGAAACAACAGTTCTATTGCTCTTGGTGATCCTTTTGATTTATAAAAATCGAGGACATTTTTTATTGTTATGTCTGTCCCCGCCTGGAATGACCCAGGAAAACCTTCTAGATATGTCTTTTTAAAATGTTCTAAGAATTCAGCTGTCGTACTATCGACATCAAGAACCCTAGGAATAAGGTCTCTACTATAGTCTAATGTCTGGCCATTTTGTTCTAAGTATTCATAATAAGCATCCAAGAACGTGGCAAACATAGGGCCTTCGGCCTGATAGAAGCCTGGCAACTGATCTTTTATAAACAGTTTTATATTGTCTTGGATCTCACGAGCCATTAAATTCTCTCTTGTGTAACTGTAATCTTAGGTGTCTTATTATAACTCAATATAATGTTTTGAGTGCTCGATACTGTTTGGCTTACAGGATTACATCTAATTCTAATACCTGCTCCAATGTATTGACTTACTTGGAAATCTGTAATGTTAACTAAACCATTATCGTAATCTATAGTACCAACAGTAGATTGAATAACAGATGCAACACCTGCTATCTCTTGAATAATCTGTAAGGTACCATTACCATCATCTCTAATACTACATCCTTGAATTTCATTATAAGTGAAAGGTGTAGATTCTAATGGAGCCGAACCATCAACAAAAGTTTTTGTATCTCCATTGCCTGTTGGTATTTCTCTGTAGATTGGATTATCAAAGTTTAACGAATACGATGCTTTCTCATTCAATACTGGAACGATAACCTTCTCTAAAAGTATAGAAGAGTTGTTATGAAGTATTGCTGGGTCAGCATCATCAATAGCTCTAACTAGTTTTGATATTCTTAGTTTAGAATCAAAGTCGTTGATTGTACCAGCCATGTGTGTTTGAATAGCTGTCGTAACCGCACTCTTAATCTCTTCTTTACCCTTAACGGTGACATTAGGATTATACACTACATTGGACGTAACGTCAACAAATAAAAACTCTGGATTGACAACTTCTGGTCTAATTGATAGTGGTGCTCTGTTTCTAACAAACTCTTCAATATCTGCTTGACGCTGAGCTGAAATACCATCTGCGTTTTTCAAGTCAACAGATATAATGACTTTACCAAACTTAGGTGGGTTTACTGTATCGCCACCATACACATGAATCGCTTCAATATCATTGAACTCTTGTTTGAGAAGTGTTTTATAGTCTTGAATTGTAACTAATCTGTCTTGAATACTAATAGACTTAGGTGCATTGAACTTAATACTTTCAATAGTTTCTGCAACACCACCGCCGGTTGAGTTAGAAGAAGTAGTAATTAATACGTTAGAATAGCCTTGAATATCATCAGACAATGAGAATGTCGTTGCACCATCAGCACTGTTTGCTGCTGATCTTCTATACTTTGCTTCAATGACATTACCGTTTTTAACTGCTCTTCCAATAACACCATCACCAAATTGAATCTCATACTTTTCATTTTCGCATGGTTCAATAAAGTAGTTATTGGATTCGCCAGTCATTCCAGCAATTCCTTGAGACTTGGTCCATGTAGAATTTGCCATGTCTGTAGTTGATTCTGTAACCTTAACAATCAAACTTGATGTGTCTATGTCTTTATTACTAATAACATATCTTTGTTGTGTGTTAGATGTATCAACAGTAAACAGTTCTGTTATGATATCACCTTCAAAGATATCTACAGAGTTAGCAGAATAGTTACCGTTTGCATCAGCAAAGATAGTAACGCCTGTGTCTGTGGTAAATGTATATGTGTTAGCTCCTACCATTGCTGTAAATGCAGTATACTTTGGAATAGTAANNCGTCTGGATAGATGTTTAAATTAACTACAGCTTTAGATGATGTTCTTGAACCTGGCAAATAGTTCAGAATCTTTGCATGAGATACGACGCTGTCTCTTAACTGAGCACTGTCAAGGAATGATTCGCCTGCTACCATATTGAGGTAGAAGTTATTCATATACGTATTATATGCTAGTACATCTAGCATCACATTTAAGTTTGATCCGTCAAAGTCAAAGTCTTTTAATACTGTTTGACCTGACAGATAAGTTTTGAGACTGCTCTTTATAGACGAAAAGTCTAAATTAGCAACAGTTAAATTTGAGTTTGCCATTATCGTATTCTCTCTAATACCAGTTTAAGCTCAACTGGGTCATTGTTATTTATTACCTGTATTATAGCTGAAATGTTTACAGCATTATTGTCTATGTCGTCTGATACTTGTACTTCAATTATCTCAGCTCTTGGTTCATGGTTTTCTATAGTTTCTTTTATAAAAGTCTTTGCCAGTATGATAGTTTGCGGTGTCCAGTTTTCAAATAACAATTGTCTAATATTGGATCCAACATTTGGTTGGAAAAGTCTTTCACCTTTGTCTGTAAGTAAAAGGTTCTTGCATGACTGCAGCACTGCATTCACGTCAGATTTAAGATTCAAGTCACCTTTCGTTGGGTGAATTGAGAATTTAGTGTTGAAGTCAGTATATAATGCCATTTAAGTATTTATAATCTTATTCTGGGAATGTCTTGAAAGGTTCGTGCTGTAAGTTTGATAGTACATACGCAGTTAAATCAGACTGCCCTAACATCTCTTGATCCATTGCCTCTCTTGATGGGAACCTTGCTCTCCACTTGGCTTCCCATTCGCTTGCTTTGTCTAGTTCTACTTTTAATCCAAAGTTAAGTTTTGGATCTGCCCAGTCAGAAGTTAAGTGATCATCAATGATCAAATAGTATGATCGAATGAGTGCCTTGTTTCTTTTTACATCAGCTTGGTCTACTGGCTTACCATCTCTCTTCAATTTCTTTAACTTCTTAGCCAGCTTTCTTTGTTCTTTAACAATTTTCTTTTTAGCTTTGTCTGCTTTCTTTCTTTTCTTAGCTTTGTAATCGTTGTACTCTAACTTCTGTTCAAGTGTCTGTTGGTTCCAATAGTACATCTTGAGGTCTTTTCTATCTGCAATGTGTTCGTTTTGCTTAGTCTCTTCTGGAGCTACTTCTTTTTTAGTCTCTGCTTTTTCTACTACCTTCTTAGCATCTTCTGTTGGTTGTGTTGCAGGTAGACCTTTCTTAACTGGATTACCGTCAGCATCAATATCAATATTAGGTACTTGGCCACATATAGCATCCTTTGCTGCTTTTAAATCTGTTCCAGGTAAACCAATCTGACCATCAGCTCCAATTGCATCCTTGATTGCATCAGCTTTACCTGTTGCTGCACCTAATAGTTTGTCCTTAGCTGCATCAGCTGCTCCACTCAATGCTCCAAGTCCATTACCAATAGCTTGATCAATAGCACCGGTTGCATCATTGATAAGTTTATTACCACCTGCAATAGCTTCCGCTAATTTTGAATCCATGTCATTCAATTTACCAGCATCGAGACCAACTTTATCTAACATCTTATCTAAATCAGTAGCAGTACCAAATGCTTCTTTCATTTTTGCAAATGTTTGAACCATAGCACCTGGATCGTCTGTCTGCTCTAACAGCTTTGTCATTTCTTCTTGTAAGTTGGCTTGAGGTTTTGGTATCTCTGGTACCATTCCTTCAACGTCAGCTAGAAGTTTTTCTTTCTCTGCTGCTAAGTCTCCCTGAAGTGATGCTAGTGCACCTGCAATACCTTTATCTGCATCAGCTACTAAACTATTCATCTTATCCTTAGCACCTGCTAAGGTTTCAGAAAACTTTTTACTTGTTTCAGGTATATTACAACTCATTTAATCTCCTATGGCGCCACATAATATGGTGCAGATGCATCCTCTGATTGATCTAAACACGTACTGTTATTCCAATCGTAAAACTCACAGTCATTGTTTTTTGCTATTCCTTCTGATGCTGAAGCAGCTGTTCCGCCACCTGAACCACCATCAGCAATTACATTAGACGAAGATGACGCTGCTGAACTAGCCACCCATGACCCATGACCAGTTGTTGCATCACCAAGACGATGTACTGGTTTACCATTTATGAATACTGTAGAACTACCTGCATCTGCTTTATCACCACAGCTCGTTGCATCACCCTTACGCACTGCTGCTTGACCGTTGACAAATACATTGCCTGATCCAGCTGCATATGATGTTTTGTGTGTAGGGTTAGGCGTAGGACTTGCGTGTCCTGCATGTGCGTCTCCTACTCTTACTATTCCTGGCATATTAGTTTAAGTTAATGGTTGCACCATTAATATCCATTGTTCCTGATGCAGTATCTGTTATTCCAGTTGCATCTCTTGTTATGTTTCCTGTTACGTTCACATCTTGGTTAGATGTTATGTCTACTGTTTGTGATGCTCCAATAGTTACCTGTTGGTTGGCATCTGTTTTCAATAACATATTACCAGTTGATTCGAATGTACCTTTACTTGCTGTTGCTAAACTCATGTTGCCACCAGATCCAATATCTGTTGTTCCAAGAACTACAATAGCATTATTACCATATATTAATGTATTTTGATCTGCTGTTACTGTTATAGACTGTCCTGTATCACCATTAATAGTTTGGAAATTATCTCCATTTACAGTTTCAGTTAAGTTTCCTACAATAATAATGTCTCTGTTTTTACTAATTCTAGTAGCATCATTACCATTTACCTGCGTGTTTTTATCAGATAATATCTCTTTTACTTCATTTCCTTGTACTACTTTTACGTGATCGCCCCTAATAGTTTGCATTAGATCACCGTCTATTTCTTCTATTTTATTACCATGAATAAGCTGTCTTACGTCACCGTCCACTGTAATATTGACATTTCCTTTAACATAAACGTCTTTATCACCAAGAGTTATTTGGTAATCGTCTGTTACAACTTTAGTAACTCTGGATCCATCTGGTTGGATTTCAATGAACGTACCTTTACTATGATATGCGTGTAGTCTTTCTCCCTCTGGTGTATCGTCTACTTCAAGTACATGGCCGCCTTCTGTATGCGTTACATGATTGAATGGATATTCTGATATAGAAGATTCTGCTCTAGGTACATCTTCTTGGCCACCATATCTTGGCCAAGGTTCTACCCATGTTGTTCTTTTATAATAAGCATCGTCTTTATCTGGTAAACTGTTTACTTTAGATGCAAGTGCACTCTCAACAGTACCAAGCAATTCTTTACCTTCTTCTTTTACTGCAGCGTTTTGATGGTCAGAGAACGTAACGCCTCTTGCTAATCTAGTTACTGACGATTCGCCCAATCCATGAACTTCAACTTCATCGAGAGGATATGTTCCAGTTGGATCATAGAAACCTTCTTCTACATCTGCTTCGTCTTGTGGTGAGCCATATAGTGTACCAAGTATCATTGGTGTTTGATATTCTCTTTCATCTACCAATACACCAAACACCCAACTGCCTTCTACTATTCCTGTTGGTGACCTTCCTACGCCACTAATCGAAGCTGACGTAGCAGGCATGACGACCGTTGCCCAAGGAAGGTCTGCCGTTGGTATTGCTGTCTTGTCCTCTGTATGGACACCATAGATCCTTACTTGAACTCGCCCAAGTTCTTTTGGATCTTTTCTATTTTCAACAACACCTACAAAGTGTTTTAAACTGGTATGTGATTCTTCACCGCTTCTCATGATGGCCTCTTCGATACAATATTCTTTTCTGGATTAGGTATGTTTGATCTATAACTATCCTTACAACCTTTTACAATACAGTTGTATCCTTCTTGTGTTATAATGTGCTGCACATCTGTAACAAAATAGTTACCGGATATTTTTGCAGCTTGTTCTTTTCCTTTAGTCTTTGATGTTACCTCTAACATATCAATCTTAACTACTTGGCCAGGACTCAAAGACGAATGTCCTGGAATCATCATAGACATTTTAACTTGTTCCAATGCTGATAAATAATACATTCTTCTGGGAATAATGTCTACAAAGTTTCCAGACTGTGCTGTCGTCTCACCTGTCTGTCCTGAAAATAACCAGAACGAAGTATTAATATTTTTTAAACTGTCTTCTATAAAGTCAAGAGATTCTAATGACATTGCATCTGTATCTGTATGCTCAAACTCATCAAACTGTTCGCCAAGAATAAAATCTGATTGTATAACTCTCTGGTTAATTAAATCAATCTCTTTAGCTTCTGATGCATACATTCCAGACATAATCTTATGCATAGAATCCTTTGCAATATTAAAGTTTATACTTTCAATAGTGTCCCATGAAGCTACTGGTTTAACTCTAGCATCTTGATTCTTAATAAATGTTATTGCATCTTCTTTGCCTTCTGCAATTAATTGTTCTATGTTGGCAAAATAAAATCCATCTAGTGTCTCAAAGAATCTATATGCACTTGATCTATATGATGTACTATATGCTCTTGATACTAAAAAGTCCATAGCTTCAAAAACAGTCATTCCTGGAATGATAGTAGTACCTCTACCGTCTGTCTTATGAACAGTTAGTTTTTTATCACTTTTAAGTTTATCAAATACTAGCTGAGCAAATTGTCCAATAGATTCTCTATATGATTGGTTGACATCTAATATTGCTGAAGTAAAATGTTCTGCACTTACACCATGTAAATGAACTGCTTGTGAGTTTCCACCATTAGGATCTGGCTGAATATCAGTCTTGTATATTCTAAAAGTACTCGATACTTCTCTATCACCAAGTGTTGCAAAGTCTATATTAACAGTTTCAGTACCATCAAAGTCTATTTTATTGTAAAGATTGGCAGCATCTAAGAATAGAATATGACATCTCAATGAGTTGTTCTCAATAGATTCGTCTATCTGTATCTTTAATTGATCAGGTAGAAGGTCATGCTTATCTTCTTTAAAGTTAAGTTGACATTTAGTCAGCTTGACTGAATTTGCAGGCTTGGATCCTTTCATAATTATCCATTCATCACTTTCTTGAGTTCGGATTTAATCTGTGAAGCAAATCTTTTATCAATAAGTTTTATAGTTCTTTTAGCTTCGTTTAGTTCATCTTCATAATCAAATGCATATACAGGCTGATAGTCTGATGCTTGTATATTAGGAAATGTTCCATTTAACGAATATGTTTCTGGTGATATAAGTTCACCGTCTGTAATGTTTTTGTTGTCCTTCTTTATTCTCTTGTAATGTAAGACTTTAGTCTTTGCAGCAGATATAGAACCATACTTTGATACTATCATTTCTTTAAACTGCTCTTGCGTTAATGGCCATTCATAATATGGATCCACTACGTTGTTTGAAAGATATACTAACCAAACATATTCTGCATCGTCATAATATGCATCTGCCACTTGATCTGCTCTCATATCATTTGGAATTACAAAGTCGTAAAATGTCTCTGCATTCTTCATAATGTCTTCTAGTATCTTTGGTCTTGCTGTAATGTTCTTTGCTTGTTTGCCAAGATATTCTATTTTAGGAAAGGTTTTGAAATACATTAAAAGTCCTCCGAAGTCCAGATCTCGCTTTCTTGGAACGCCATAGTGATATCAATGATACCTGGAGCACCTTGTCCTTCCATAAACATAGGACCATCTGGAGCATAGTTCACTTCCATATTCTTAACAGAACATCTCTTAAAGTAATGTAAGTGTTCGCCACTGCCAAGATAAAAAAGGTCTACTTGGTTTGGATAACCTAAGTAGTGATTAGTTTCGCCTGCACCAGTGAATGCTGGATATATTTGTTTCTTGATATCTCTGATACAGTTTTTAAGTCTGATTGATTCTTCTAATGAGTCTGGAGCAAATCTCCATGTGAAGTTGAACTCTTTTAGGTTCACACCTTCAAACAATAATGCAACGTGTGGATTAACTACATTACCTAATGCAACACTTAGACCGCCTTTAATAAAGTCTGGTGCAACTGATCTAGCACCTGCTGCTCCTAACTTGAGAGCATCTTTAGTTAAGGCACCGACGTCAACTTGTTGTCCTTCTGCTGCTGTTGGCATTTCACCTGATTGTTCAAACGCATCTGCAACACTACTTGCAATACTTGATACACCTGCTCCTAGAACACCTAGGTCGGTTGCGTTATATCTTAGATCGTTCTTATCGACCATGCCTTGTTGAGGTATTGGAAAAGCAATAGACAATACTGTGTCTGCTTGTTCTGCTTTCTCTGGGTCAAACTCATACTTGACGAACTGCATTAAGAATTGGTGTTTGCCAAGGTCAGATGGATACGCTTGTGCATCTATGAACTTCTCGCCTGTCTTTTCATCTACGACAGACTGAGGATTGGTTCTTGCGCCAATCTTCTCTTTACCTACTTTACTTAACTGTAATGGATCCACTTGTTTTTTTCTCCTAAATACCTTTATGGCTTATAAAGGTAGATTTGTTCCTAAGGCACCTGAAAAGTATAAAGGTGACCCTACACGTATTATTTATAGAAGTTTGTGGGAACTCAAACTCATGAAGTATTTAGATTCCCACAATGACGTGCTATATTGGGCATCAGAAGAGTTTTCAATACCATATAGAAGTCCAATTGATGGAAGAATGCATAGATATTTTCCAGACTTTTGGGTAAAGAAAAAGAATTCCAATGGTATTATAGAACAAGTTGTAATAGAAGTCAAGCCCCAAAAGCATATTGACCCGCCCAAAACGCCAAAGAGAAAAACCAGAAGATATATGGGCGAGATGGCAAGACATGCTATCAATCAGAGAAAGTTTGAAGTTGCAGAAGAGTTTTGCAACAAACGTGGAATGAAATTTCAGTTAATGACTGAAAAGGAGTTAAATATAAAATGAGTGAATGGCCAAGAGCAACATTTATAGATGAAGACGGTGAAGAGTATTATTGGAACTTCTGGGTTAAAAAAGACAGAGATAGATTCATAGAGGAGACTGAAGGATACACTAGAGCGCAACGAGAGTTGCATTGGAAGATGTATTTCGAACAGATAGCATAACATGCCAGCGTACATATTTCAACAATTAGCGGAGATGACTGCCGACGAATTTGGTATGCAGTTCAAGTCTATCAAAGATTTGTATACTAAAGAACAAGGTGATCCAGTCGAATGGCTTAGAAAACAAGCCGAAGAGATGAGATTAGAGTCACCTCAAAAGCTATTAGTTGATTCAGAAAGGACAAAAAGACTCCTTCCTGGACGTATGTACATGATGCAATATAAGCCAAAAGACATTAGTAAGTTAGATTATTATGATAGATTTCCAGTGTTCATGTGCATGAATGTGCATAAAGAATGGTTTACTGGTCTCAACTTTCACTACTTACCACCTGAATTAAGAGCAGAATTATTGAATGAACTGTATCCTTATGTTATGGCACCGGAGGTTAGAGCGGATGATCTTGCAAGGTCAATAAGAGTTAAACTGTCTCCAAGAGTAGATTATGAGTTTATGAAGAAGAGAAGATCGATGATGTCATTCAAACCTATGTGGAAGAGGTATAGAAAAGATTCTGTATTAGGACAATTTGCATATATGCCACCTATTGCATGGGATGCTATTACCATGCTACCTGTACAACAGTTTAGGAAAAGTAGTATAAATAGAGTATGGAGAGAGTCTCAAATTATGAGACGTAGTAGAAAGTAATGGCAAACATAAAAGACCTAGCGACTTCGGCCATTGGACTATTCAAAGGTAAACTATTAGAAAAGACTGCTACTGGACAAGATCAGCAGTTTAACCTTAATAAGTTTATTGGTTCACTGCAAGAAGTTAATTCAGTACAACAGCCAGCAAGATATCTTGTTGAAGTTGCTGCACCTGGATGGGCTACATCAAGACAAGAAGATTTAAGAACTATTGCATTCTTTTGTGATGCAGTAAACTTGCCTGGTGCAACTACTATGATGTCTGAGTTTAAGAAACAAGGTTATGGTACTTTTGATAGAAGACCAGTAACATTGTTGATGCCAGATATGACTCTTTCAATTATGTTAGATTCAAAAGGACAGAATCTTAGATTCTTCCAGGAGTGGATGTTAGCAGTACAGAACATCAATCTCTCGCAAGGACAAAACACAGATGTTGATGGAGCTAGTCCATTTGAAGTAAGATATAGAAACAAATATATTACAAGTATAAAAGTCACAACATTCGATGCTGCTGGTACTCCAACATCAGTTTTAAATGCAAGAGAATGTTTCCCATCAGTGTTGGGTGATGTATCATTGGGTTGGAACCAGACAGATGAAATCGCAAGAGTATCTGTCAACTTCCAAATCAGATCATGGGACATCGAAGCACTTGAAGCAACACCACCTGCAGAGCCAAGAGCTCTTGGTGGATTTGAGCAGTTGATCAGAATTGGAACAGCTGCAAAGACATTGAAAGCCTCATTCAAAACACCACGTAATGTTGGTGACGTGATTAATGTAGTGAGCAATAGCCAAACTTTTTTAAGTTCGTTTGGTGGTAAAGGTTAATATGGAGAATAAATTATGGCATTACCTAAGTTAGATACACCGTTATATAATGTAACGCTACCTGTATCGCAAAAGAAAGTAAGTTTCAGAGCATTTAAAGTCAAGGAAGAAAAAGTTCTTTTGACTGGAAAAGAAGGCTCTGCAGAAGATCAATTAGCAGCTATGAGACAGCTGTTAATCAATTGCGTTGAGAAACCAGTGAAGTTTAATCCTGGTGAGTTATCAATGCCAGATGTAGAATACTTGTTCATACAATTAAGAGCAAGATCAGTTCAGAACATCGTTGAACTCAAGTATAGAGATAAAGAAGATAACAAAGTATATGACTTTGCTATTGATCTTGATACTATTCAACCAGACATCGATCCTGACAGGTCAGGAAAGATAGAGTTAAATGATACTGTTGGCATTGAGCTAATAGATCCAACTCTAGATATGCTTAGTCAATTAGACATGAATGACATGGAAGATTCAGAACAAGCATATAAAGTTATTGCTGCCTGTACTAAGTTAGTATGGGAAGGCGATGAAGTTTATGATGATTTTACACAAGAAGAGTTAATAGAATTCTTGCAAGGAATGGATATTAAGATGTTCGCTAAGATGAAAGAGTTCTTTGATACTGCTCCTAAGATGAGACACAAACTCGAATATGTAAATAAAGAAGGCAATGATAGAGTAATCAATCTGGAGGGCATCTCCGATTTTTTTTAGTATTGCTGAGTCATAATAACCTTGCAAACTATTATTCTTTAGTTTTCTCGCTGGCTCAGCATCATAAATACTCTATAACGGAGATTGAAAATCTCGTGCCGTTTGAACGTGATATTTATGTTGCTATGTTAATGGATTATCTTGAAAAAGAGAAACAAAGAAACGAAGAGCGTGCTGCTAAATTAAAGAGGAAATAAAATGAGCAAAGAACAATTCTCTGGTGACATGAGTAGAAATGAGGTCGAAATTGATCTTAGTAAATTCATGGAGCTGGTAACCGAGAACAGTAATCTCAAAGCTGAGATTTTAGAACTTAAAAGACAACAAGAGCCTGAAAACCCTTGGCAAAGATGGATCTATCTATCAAACATGATTGATGCATGGAGAATCTTCCCAAGAGCGTTCTTGTCCGTATACATTTTCTTACTATACTACTGCACAATGTGGTTTATGGCTCTGGAAGCTCCAACTATGGAACAATCAGGTCTAATATCAATCGTTGTTGGTGCTGGTGCTGCTTGGTTTGGTCTTTATGCTGGAACAGCTAAAGATAAAATCAATGGTTCTGGTGGCGGTGATAAGAAGTAGGACTAAGTAATGCCTTTACCCTCACTATATGTAAATCCTGAAGATAAGATTAACTCTGAAGAGCTGGCTAAACAGATCGCAGAGGAAATCAAAGCAACTCAGGCCGAACAAGAACTACCAGGTGGAGCTGGTGGGGGAGCTCCATCACAAGAGGCTGTACAAGTAGAGGTAGATGCACCTGATGCCGATGAGGTAGAAGATGCATCTATTGACCTGCTTAGCCAAATAGCTGAGAACACATACACCTCAGCCAACATGCTGAAAGGCATGTCCGCACATTCGTATAGCATGCACATGGATGCTATGCGCCAAAGAAAGAATGAAAACAATCATGCACTCTTAGAAGAAATTAGAGATGCTGTTGTTCAAACAGCTGAAAAAGAAGAAGAGAAAGACGAGCCCGACGCAGAAAGAGAAGAGGAAGAAACAAATACAGGTGTTCCTCCTCAGGGTGACGAAGATCCTAACGACGCTGCACAAGAAGGTAATGAAGAGGCTGCAAAGCAAGGTGAAAAAGCTAAAGAAGGCAATAATAAGAAACAAGGCTTCTTTGGTAAGATGATTGCCAACATGCTTGGAGGTCTTTCAAAGATGTTCCAAGGTATGTTAAAAGGTTTCAAAAAATTCTTTAAAATATTTGCAATTGGATTAGCCGTACTTGCAGGTGCTGCATTAATGGTAACAAGCCAGGGTGTTGAATTATTCAGAATGATGAGAGAAGGATTCGATCTTCTCGTTGATATGTTAACACCAGTAGTTCAAATATTAATGGATGTTTTTGGTAAGCTGTTAGAAGTTGTAATGGGTCTATCAAATGCACTAATGCCTATTATCACTCAATTCTTAACTCAACTAATGCCAATCATTTCATCAGTGATGGACTCTCTTGCTAAGGTGTTTATGATGATTGTTGATATGTTGGCACCTATAATCTCAACACTTGTCAATACTGTCATGCCTGCATTGAGGCCTCTGATGGATTTATTGTTATTCTTGTTTGAGGTGATTGCTGATACAGTAATAAACGTACTTCAGCCAGTCTTCTCAGTCTTCGCTACTGTATTGGGTGCGGTTGCTAATGTTATTGGTTTTCTTTCATCTCTTGCAATGGCTGTTGTAACATTGTTCACAGAAGGTCCTCAGCAAGCACTTAATTTGTTATTGAATGCTGGTGACTTTATTATAGCTGGTATTGGTGACATGATCAATGGTATTATTGAATTTATTGCTGGTCTTGTAGATGCTATTCCTGGACCTAACTTCGGTCTTGCAGATTCGATTAGAGAAGCAAAAGTAGATTTTGGTGATAGAGCTAAAGCTAGAATTGCACAACGTAATGCTGAGAACGATGGATCGATAGCAAGAAAGATAGAAGAGGATGGTCTGATTGACTTTAGTCTTCCTGCGAGTGAGTTTGAGAAAGTTGTTGCAGATAGAGTAGAAGCTGGTGATATATCTAATGTAGTTGGTAATCAGTTGATAGCAAGAAAGCTAGAACTAGATCAAGAGCAAGAAGCATTTAATAAAACATCAGATGCACAGCCAGAAGCAGGTGTAGACATTGCTGCAATGATTGCTGAAAGTATGGGCGAACAACAACAAGAGACTGCTGAGCGAGCTGCTACTATGGAAGAAGAGCTTGCTAAAGGTAGAGGTGAAGTATTACAGACAGAAAACGTTGTACTTGGTCCTCAAGTTCAATCATCTGTTGGTGTTAATGAAAAGTCTACTGAAGCAGCCGAGTCTGAAAAAGACACACAAACATCATCGAGCCAAACAACCGTTAGTGCTCCTACTATGAATACTTCAACAGTGGTAAGTAATAAATCCACTACCAGCTTTGGAACCAGTAGTGGATCTAATAGTTTAGGTCATAGACACAGACGTGTCTTACCTGGTATAGCTTAGTCCTGAGCTAACTTCTTAAAGAATTCTAACGACTCATCGTC